TCTGAGACCAGCATCACCATTAAACCTAAACATAGGCAGTAGAACAAAGAATATAGCACGTTCTATAACTAAGGCTTTTGTAATCATGTGATCAGGATGTGCTTCCCACGCATCCCTTAATAGAAAAGCCTCTTTCTCAGACTTCTCATCAACGCCTATAGCGTTGGTTATATAGCCAAGAGCGAGATCATGTTTGATCTCATCCTTGACGTTTGACTCTAAAAGAGTCCGTGCAGATTCGGGAACCTCTTTTTCAAGTGATTCTGCAATAAACTCGCCAACTGGTAGCTCCATATGGCGTATTGCGAGAGCACGGTAGATGGTCTCTTCAGATCCAGGTTTAAGCTTACCTGCTGCTGTTTGGACGGGTGTCCAGGTTCTCTTTCTATTGAGTAACTTTTCATATGGGTTCATTCTTGACAATCGCATTGGGGTTCGTTGTTTAGAATCCCTTGCAAGTAATCTTGGACATCATCTTCATCTAAAGCAGCATATGCACTCGATTTATCTTGTGTGTCTCCCATCACTTGAAGAGAATAATAAAGTGAAGTTTGGGGACTATTTAGCCACTCTTCAACGAACTGTTCGTCGTAGGTTACAACATCACTCCAAGAGTTGAAGCTGTATCCGTGAAGAAGCCCTGTGTGCTGCAACATATACATAAGTT